GGCACTGGCACTAGCTATGGCGAAGGCAACTGGGCATGGCTAGGCGAACTAGATCTCAAGGGTGAAAAGGTAGACGTTCAGAGAATGCTTGACGCGGGCACTGATGCAGGCTCTCGTGCGGTAGATGTTTACAAGCTTGCATGTGCTTTGGCTAACAAGTTCGGGACTACTCCTGAAGCACAGATGATGATTGAGACGATGATGATTCGTTTCAACCACGAAAAGGTTCGCCCTCCGATGGAGCTTGAGGGACAGAACTCACTACTTATGCACACTCGTCGTGCCATTGAGTTTGTGGCTAATAATCCTAAGAGCAACAGACTTTGGCCTGGGATTGATGACTGGGAGAAGGGTCGTCAGTGGGCTCAGGAGGTTTCTAGCCCTGAGGTTCAGGCTCGGATTGCTGGCTCGGTATCTTCTGTCCCTAATGTTGTAGGTAACACCATTACCAGTCTTGTTGAGTCTGGTATGTCTCTTGAAGAGGCTACTAGTAACGACAACATTGACATTCCAGATGACCCTGACTCGCTAGACGAGTCTAAAGGTGGCCGACCTGGATTTCGCTCGTTGACCGATATGGGTAATGGTCGTCGTCTAGTAGATGCTTATGGTTCTGCAATTCGCTACACTCCTGGTCTTGGCTGGTTCCGCTGGGACGGTAACTACTGGAAGCCAGACTTAGAGAGTCTTGAACTGCAAGAGATTGCAAAGAACGTTGCCACTGTTATTGCTGCTGAAGTAAGCAACCACGATGACCAAGATAAGAAAACTGAAATCTTAAAGTGGGCGTATCAGACCAAATCTAATAGCCGAATCAAGAACATGACTGTCAGTGCCAATTCTGACAAGAGAATCCTTGTCGGCGTAGACCAATGGGATAGCGATGACAACTTACTAGGTGTTCAAAATGGTGTTATTGACCTCAAGACTGGCGAACTACTAAAGGGTCAGCCAAACCTATACATTACTCGTCGTGCACCAGTTGCTTACACTGCTGGTATTCGTAACCCACGCTGGGAGCAGTTCATCGACTTTGCTACTGGCGGAGACAAAGAACTTCAGGACTGGCTACAGCGTGCAGTAGGTTACACACTTACTGGTAATAAGAACCACGACCTTATGTTCTTGGTCTATGGTCCTCCGGGCTCTGGTAAGAACACATTTGTTGAAGCAATCGTTAAAGCACTTGGCACTCAGCAGTACTCTTGGCCACTTGACTCTAGCGTTCTTGCTGCTGGAGATGGAGCGGCTAACCGTTCTGACGAATACCACTGGGCTCAGTTGCGTGGTCGTCGTATGGTTTGGGTTGACGAGCTCCCAGAGTCTGAGCGTCTCAAGGAGAACTCGGTCAAGAAGTTGACTGGTTCGTCTGAAATCTCTGCTCGTTCTCCAGGTGAGCAGCCATTTACATTTCAGGCTCAGGCTAAGTTGTGGGTAACCACTAACCACCGACCTACTATTACTGATGATGCCATGTGGCGTCGTCTACGCCCAATTCCACTTGGCAATGTTCCAGAGAAGCCAGACCCAGATTTGAAGGCTTATCTGTTTGACCCTGAGGGCGGACTGCCATCTGTACTTGCTTGGGCAGTGGAGGGTGCGATTAAGTATCTGAATTCAAGTGCTAAAGACCCGTTGGCAATGTGTACCGCTGTTGCCGAAGCATCATCTATCTATCGAAAGAACGAGGACCGAATTGGTCTGTTCCTAGAAGAAGAAACTGCCGAATCAGAGACTTCAAGTCTTGGGGTCAAGGCTCTTTATACTATCTACAAGATGTGGACAGAAGAGCGTGGAGAGCGTTCGCTTTCTCAGACTAACTTCCAGCGTCGTCTAGCAGACCGTGGAATCAAAATTGAGGGTCAGGGTTCTCGTGCCATGATTATCGGTCGTATTATGGTTCCCCGTGCTGTTCCTAGTTCTGAGGTTGACTGGGGTACTGCGACACGCTTTGCTAAGAATTTTTAAAAACACGTCTTCTAAACTGGATTAGACTAAGACGTGCTATAGAATACAAGTGTGCACTCTGGGGAGAGGCACAAATGGGGGTTGGTTGTCCCAGCTTCCAACCCCCTACTAAATACCTAGGAGAGTTATGAAAATTTGCATCGCAACCCCGATGTATGGCGGAAACGCTAAAAGTATGTATGTTGCATCCCTGATTGAGCTTCTTAATACATTGGCTATGAACGGTCATCAGGTGTTCCAGACTGTAATCACTAATGAGAGCTTAATTACAAGAGCTAGAAACTCTCTTGTTCACCAGTTTTTAAAGTCAGATGCTGATGCCATCTTGTTTATTGATGCAGACCATGGCTTTATTGCTGAGAACATCCTTCGCATGGTTGAGTCTGGTAAAGATTTGATTGGTGGCATATACCCAATGAAGGCAATTAACTGGGCCAATGTTCGCAAAGCTGCCTTAGCTGGTAAAGAAAATCTAGAAGATTATGCTGGCTACTTTGCTGTCAACTTCTTGGGCGAGCCTCAGACGTTCCAGTATTACGAACCTTTCAAAGTTCGTGACGTTGGTACTGGGATGATGTTTATCACTCGTAAAGTGTTTGAAGACTTAAAGCCTGTATGCAAACAGTACAGAAATAACTCAATTAACAATGGCAAGATTGAAGATGCCTACATTACCGAGTACTTTACAACAATGATTGACCCAGATGGTGATGTTCTTTTATCTGAAGACTATGCATTCTGTTATATGTGGCGTCAGCTTGGTAATGATGTATATGCTGCCCCTTGGGTAAGATTGACTCACGCTGGTGACTATAACTTTGCTGGCAGCTTCTTGAGCATGTTGGAAGCTAACGAATGGTCGGATGCCCCTAATGCCGTTCCATTAGATTCTTCACCGTCGTTGGATACCACTTCCGAAGATTCTGAGTAGGAATCTCGTCACGGTTTAGACCATCGGCAATTGTTTTAAACGAAGCCCCTGAAGCTCTTTCAGACAGAACTCTCTGTTTGATTTCTTCAGGGGTTTTGTTCTTTGGTCCCATGTCTACGCCCCAAACAATGCCGCGAGCTCTGCGGTCTTTGTGGACATCACGTTGACGCTCAGCGATAATTCCACGCTCCATCTCCGCCAGGGCAGACATGATTGTCACAACAAAGCGACCTTGATAGCTGGAGGTGTCTAGGTTTAGGTCTAGCATCACAAGACGCCAACCATTCTTATTAGCTCGGTCTACTATGCTCAAGAAGTCTTGAGTGGAGCGAGCTAGGCGGTCGATGCGGGTAACAAAAAGAGCCTGTGCTTCACCAGCATCTAAACGCTTCAAAGTTTCTGTGAGTGCTGGTCGTCCAGAGATAGATTTACCAGAACGGCCTTCTTCACGAACTAGTTCTATCTCGGTAAATCCAGCTAGCTCGGCTGCTTGTTGAAGCTGTCGCTCTTGTACGTCAAGGGATACGCCATCGTTCACCTGCAGCTGTGTAGATACACGGGCATACAGTAGGGCTAATCCAAGGTCTTCAGTAATCACTTACTAATTATAGTTTGTGTAGCAAGTCCCCTACTCGGGCCTCTAACCCTCGAATGGTGCTGGAGTTATCAATGACTTTGTCAAACTGATAATCGTTTAAAGCATGCTCTGACGCGTGGTCATTTGCTGCTTCTACTCCAGGTCTGAGTACACGCCATACTTTTCCGCCTAGTTTTCTGACTGCATCCGCCTCGTTAGGGTATCTTACATCAGAGAACACTGCTTTGGCTCCGTCTGGAATCTGTTTAATTGCGGCATTTACCCAAAAGTCGCTGCCGAACATTTCTCTACCAACTTCTGTCCCAAATCGTTGAAGCAGTCCTCTTACGTCCGGGCTTCTTTCCTTGATGCCGTCCCAGCCGTAAACATCTATACCCACTCTGAGTGCGGTGTTAGTGATTTTGTTTACAGTAATTCTAGGGTTGAGTCGGTACATTGCTTCTTTCATAGGAGCAGCAAACGACATTTTTGTATAGCCGTGCGACTCTACTAAGTAATCAGCAACAGTATCCTTACCTGACCTTGCCCATCCGGCTAGTCCAATGCAGGTTACTCTAGGCTGTAGTTTTCCGTCTCTAAGTATTAGTAGTGGTATTCCTAGTGCTTCCGCAACTTGAACTTCGAGCGAAGCGCCTTTACTGCTCTGCCAATTTGGCAATACACATACAGCATCGGATAAACAAAGACTATGTAAATCACGCCGCATATAAGAAGCCCAAGTAGCCCCGCTATCACGAGCGGATATTGCATTTTGTATGGCAACTTCGAGACTAGCACCGTCATTAGTGGCTGGGTTGAGCGTTTCATATCCTAGTTCCTTTAGTTTCTCTTCAGCTTCAAAAAATGCTGGAAAGTTCCAGTCTTTGTATCCAGACATTGGTCCAGCGATGTAAATCTTCATAGGTCTTCTTCCGACAGGTCGTTGATGTCAATCTCTATGCCTGCCTCTAGGTCCTCCATGCGAGTTGCCAGAATGGCAATGTCATACCCGTCTTCATAGCCAGAAACCCATGCTTCCATCTCTTCTTTAGATGCTTCTCGAACAATGAAGTCTATTCCATTAATACCATCCACGGCTTCAGCGGGGGATGCGGCAGCTACATAAGCGTAATCTTCATCTACGCCTTTGTCTAGGTCAATGTACTTCCAGTCAACTCGATAGAATTTCTTGTCTTCAGGGGGTTCTTCGTTGTAGTCCATACCTAAATCTTATACCCGTTTAAAGTAAAAAGCTACCTGTTTGGGTGGCTTTTTTGTATTCCAGGCTCTCGGTACTGGATTAATACAGGACTAGTCTAGGGCTTCAAGTTAGACTTGTCAAGCCGTGGGATACTTGAAGTACAACTTAACAGCAAGGAATCTATGCGTATAAACCCTAATAACCGCTATCAGTGTCAAGTGTGCGGAGAAGTGTTTGTTGTGGCATTATTAGCTAGGTGCTGCGAAATGAAGCATGGGGGAGTTGTGTTTGAGAGGCGTTCTGAGCAGAAGCCTAGAAGCAAAGAAAAAGACTAAGTTATTACCACTTACCAAGCGGACATTTGGCCGCTTCTAGCTTTGTCTTAAACTCCATAAAACAGCCGCATTGCTTACATTGGTCAATGACTTTGATAAGTTCTGGACATTCTTTACAAATAGCCATACGACCAGCAGCGTGGCTCTCGTCAATCTTACGAGTTTTAGGGTTTAGCAGGTCTAACGGTGTTACACCGTTTCTTTCTTTGTACTGCTCCCAGCGGGACTTTTTAGGTTCAGTGCTCATGGTTATGGTACGGCTCTAGTTGGGTCATATCTGTATCTAAAATAACAAATTCATTATTCACAAATAAAGCATTTGGTGACTCTACATACATTCCATATGGATAGTCCATAAGATTTATAACGAGTGGGTTGCTTAGTAGAATGCTTCCAAAATATTCAGTGGTCTGTAGTTCTTCTAAAACTGTACCTTCTTTTAAAAATCTAACTGTGATGCCGTCGTGTTCTGGATAATCAGCAGAGATGTCGACTACCTCGTCTGCTTCCTGAAAAATAGTGGCGTGCCCCGCATAAAGTGGTAAATCGTAAACGCACTGAGTGTCTATAACCCAAACTAGGGGGACACCATTTACACCTTTATGTACAAATTCAAGAGAACTATCCGTAAGCATATTTTTATCCTAGCAGTTGTCTGGGTCAAATGAGCCTGATGCTGGGGAACAAGTTACACCTGCACCAAGTGGGCCACAAGAAGAAGTTGATGTACAACAAGCATAAGAAATTTGTGCTGAAGTACATCTCCTATTAGTTCCAGTAGTTACCGTCATTGTATAACTACTTTCTATGTAAGTTTGGCCTAATGTGCCACCTGGGTTATTTACGGCTGTAACTGTAAAGTTATAAGTTCCTGCTGTGGTTGGGGTGCCACTAACACTTATATTTGTGTTAGCAGTATAGGCAAATGTCATTCCAGTAGGTACAGCACCTGATGTGACGCTGGCAGATGTAAAATTACTTCCTGAAGTAATTAAATTGTAGGTCACCCCGCTGAAGTAACTACCATCAAGACTTACACTGAAAGATGGGATAGGAGTAGCGATTGCACCATATACTACTTCAACATCATCAATATTAAAGTCGGTCATGTCACCGCTGGATGAGAATATAGTGATGCCTAAAGAACTGCTTGTTGCTGTGACATTTTCATACTTTAAGTATTGCCAAGAACTTGAGGCTGGAATGGTTGAAGTAGTTATCGTACTTGAACCTAAATAAATGTTAAAAGTTCTTGCAGAGGTGTTTTTAATCCAAAAAGATAGAGAGTATTTTTGACCTACTACTAAGCCTGTAGCCTGACTATATACAGCATAGGGAATATTGTCGCCATCAAAGTAGGTGTTTAGGCTTGCAGGTGAAGACCTAAACACCACTGTATCTCTAGAATTATTTCCAGCACCCTCCCATCCAGTTAAATCTGTTGTTAAAGATGGGTTGGTAACTATGTTTCCAACAGGTGGGACAAAAGAACCGGCTGTAAGTGAACCAATAAGACCCTGAACTGCACCAGACATTATGTCAAACCATTACCGCTGATAATCCAAGTGGTTGACGTTAACTTTACTGCGGTAGCCATGCCGTAAGCAGCTAAAGTTCTAGTTCCTGTAGTTCCAGGGCCTGCTAGATACATAGTGTTGGTAGTAATTGCAATGCTAACAGATACGGTCGCTAAGTTTATGAAAGTAATCGTAGTTCCAATTTCAAAAGCAACAGAGGAGTTTGCTGGAATAGTCAATGTTTGAGAAGCGGTACTTCCAGAGAAATAAATATGCTTACCTGCATCGGCGGCTACTAGTGTGTATGAAGCTGTTTTAGCGTTTTGCGGAAGACCCATGTAGCCGGCGGTAGTTGCAGAGGTAGCAGCAACAGCTGCTGCTGGAGTGATAGTTGGAGTTGTACCAAAGACTAAGGCACCAGAGCCAGTTTCATCTGAAATAACTCCAAGAAGTTCTGAAGATGTTGTTGCAGCAAATACTGATAATTTATTTGCAGTTAATGCTACGGTTCCAGTTGTTGCTGGAAGTGTAATTACTGTTCCAGTTCCAGCTACGGCAGTAGGAATAATTTGAGCTGTTCCGGATGTAGAACCTGGAAGTGTTATGCTTGATATTCCGGTAAGTGCTTGATTTCCAATAGTTCGATTCAGTGCTACAGCGGTGTTACCTATATAGACTGTGGAGTTGCCGAGAACGGTTGAGGTAAGTGTTCCAGTTACGTTTGCTGCCGGGACGTTTGTTAGCGCGGAGCCTGAGCCGGAAAATGTAGTTGCCGTAATGACGTTTGCTGTAAAGTTACCGGCAGAGTCGCGGGCAACAATCGTTGAAGCAGCGTTTGCACTGCTTGAGTTTAGGCCGTCTAGCAAGTCAGCATTTAGGTTAGTTACTAGCGTCGTAGAAGATACAGTAAAAGGTGCGGTTCCAGTTGCAACTGTTGAAGTTAATGTAGACGAGCTAACGCTAGTCATACCAGAAATAGTTGTTGTGGCTGCTGCCCCTAGGGTGAGAGTCTGCCCTCCAAGAGATACTGCGGTGTTAGCTAACTTAGCATTAGCAATAGACCCAGCGAGCATTGTATTAGTTACTGTCGCTGAGTCGCCAGTAGTGATTACTGTTCCAGTAGTTGCTGGAAGTGTAATTACTGTCCCAGTTCCAGCTGCGGCAGTAGGAATAATTTGAGCTGTTCCAGATGTAGAACCTGGAAGTGTAACGCTAGATATACCTGTAAGAGCTAGGTCTGCAGTTGTTCGGTTTAGAGCAACAGAAGTTGTACCAATAAAAACAGCGGAGTTACCGAGAACAGTGCTAGTTAGGGTGCCAGTTACGTTTGCGGCAGGAACGTTTGTAAGGGATGCACCAGAACCGGCAAAGGTAGTGCCAGTTACTGTTCCAGGGAAAGATGTGTTTCCAGAGCCATCAAGCAATGTTGCTGTTCTAGCAATTGTTGTAAATACGCCAGTGTACTGTCTCACATAGATTGGTTCGGTTCCATCGTCTGCGGTTGCGATTTCTACGAAACCTGCGTTTGTGGCAGTGCCACCAACACGAATTCTAAACTGGTCGTTGTCAGCCATGTTTCCATAGACAAGGTCTGCGGAGTTAGTTCCTGTCACTGTATTAGAAACTGCTGATGCAGTACCAATTATGTTAGTTGCTGCAGAAGTTCCACCTGCGGAAATATCAAGGTAGTACCCGCGGTTGGTTCCGCCAGTTTCAAAGATACGAAGTCTATTTTGGAAGACGTCTAGTGTTACACCAGTGGTTAGGGTAGTATTAGTGGCTGCCTTAGTAAGGTCAATTTGACCGCCTTCGTCGCCAGAAGATTGAGTGGACGCTATGACGTTGTTTGTAGAGATTGTACCTTCTACAGTTACTGGTGTTTTAAATAATCTAGCCATAAGCTTATACTACCACTTATTAACCAATAACAACTACGCGATATTCGCTACCTGTCAATGTGGCTGAGTTGAAGGTTAGGGTCACAACGTTAACGCTTGTAGTTACAACGTCAACCTCAACTGAAGCATTAGTTGAGTTTTGATATATCTGAACTGTAACGTTTGAAGTGTTTAGGTTGTGAGTTACAGTCCATGTGACAACACCTGAAGTTGCAGTAAGAGCTCCGTTGTTTTCTGCGTACTTCTTTGTGAATCCTGTAAGTGCTCCTGTTGAACCGTTTACACTTGTAACACCAGAGTTATTGAATGTAAATGTTCCTGCTGTTTCTGCAATTGTAACTCCAGTACCAGAGGCAAGGTTAAGAGTTTTAGATGCAGAACCGTTAAATGTGTAAAGGTCGGTTCCTTCAGTAGTACCTGAATCAGACTTAATTACTAGCGAGTTTGCTACAGAGCCAGCAGAACCTGTAATGTTGCCGTCAGTAAATGCAATCTGCTTAGTAGCGGCTCCAGTGTTGAACTGCAGGACTCCAGATAGGTTCCAAATATCACCTGAAGCAGGAGAGCTAAGAGTAGTAGCTGCAGAAGGTATGTTTAGACCTGCGTAACCAGACGCGTGAACTGCTAGGGTTGTTTTTCCACCAAGAACGGCCACTGTTCCGTTTAGGGTTGTAGTTGTTCCTGTAGCAGAACCAATGGCAATTGTGGTTGTTCCGCCTGTAGCAGCGGTACCAATGTTTACTGCCTTAGTTCCAGCGGTCAGGACTCCTGTAGCAATATTGGTAGTAGATGCGACGGTTAGGGTGTTAAGGTTTAGAGCACCAGCAGTACCAGCGGTTGAAAGGCCACCGTTAATGGTTACAGGACCGCCTGTAACCCCTCCAGTTGCTCCAGTGGATGCACCACCAGTAATATTAATGGCACCTGCTGCACCAGAACCAGCAGTGCTGCTTGTTGAGTGTCCAGTAATAGCAATTGCACCAATAGAGTTATTGAGCGCAGTGCCACCACCAATAGTTATTGGTGTACCAGCGTTTATTGATTGAGTACCAATGTTAATTGCGGCAGTGGAGTTGGTTGTTCCAATATTAATTGTAGAGCGAGTACCGCTACCAGCTCCACCTTGAATGCTGATGTTACCTGCTGCACCAGTACCAGTTCCACCAGAACCTGCGGTAATAGTTACGCCACCACCGTTGCTATTTAGTTGAGTGTTGCTTCCACCAGTAATGGATACAGCACCACCTGTACCAGTGCTTGCAGTGGATGTAACGTTACCACCAGTAATGGATACAGCACCACCTGCTGAACCAGATGCAGTTGTACCAGTTATGTTACCAGCGTTTAATGTTAAGGCACCAGCGGAACCACTTGATGCTGTCACGTCGCCAGAGGCAATTGTGATAGCGTTTCCAGTACCAGTTGCTACGGAAGCATGAGCTATAGCAAGAGCAGCGCCTGTTATACCAGTAATTTGTGTTGCTTTAATGCCAGGTAAAGCTATAGGTGCTGCTGTAGTTACAGTGGCTTTATATACGTTACCGTTAGAAGCGATTCTTAATACAGTATCTGTGTCTGCTGCACTTCCAAGTCCAACATCAGCGTTTGGTAGTCTTAAGTTTGTTGAGTAGAGGTTTGTTATTGTGCCGCTTCTACCTATGTAAAGAATATCAGCGCTTCCAGCAACGCCAACTGTTCCTGTGTTGTTAGTACCAATAAAAATGTAACCATTGCCATTATTTGCGCCACCTGCACCAGCGTCGATGGTTACGTTTCCTGCGGCTCCGTTGATGCTACTGTTTGCGGTACCTGCGTTGATAGATACGCTACCAGCGACTGGAAGAGTAGCACCAGTGGCGTCACCAGCGGCGAAGGTTAAGCTACCACCAGTACCAGAAGCATTTGACGATGTCTGACCATTGATAGTCCTGCTAGCACCGCTGGCACCGCTGGTAAATGTATAAGTTGTTAGGTTAGTTGCAAGCTGAACTGGGTTTGTAGAAATTGCAGTTGTAATATCTGTTCCAGTAGCAAGGGCAATTTCAGAGTTTCCGTTACCCTTCAAGATTGAGCCTGAAGTTAGGGTTACGGCTGTGTTAGCTAGTGTTCCACCAGTAGGTAGGGTAACTGATGTAGTAGCAGTTGCAGTAAGGGTAGTGGCAAAGGCACCTGAAGTAGTTAGGTTTCCACCTAGAGTAATGGTTTTACCAGAGTTGTTTACACCAGTACCACCGTACTGACCTGCAATAACGTTGGCAGACCAGGTACCAGTAGTGACATTGCCTAGAGTAACTATAGTTGACTGACCTGCGTAAGTTGAAGCAATATCAATGCTGTCAGCGTTAGCTGTGATGCGGTCAGCTGTACCTACTGCGTTTAGAGTGTTACCAGTTTTAGTAAGACCATTACCAGCGGTAACTTGACCAAGACCAGTGAACTGAGTGAATGTAAGGGCAGTAGTTCCAACAGTTACTGTACCGTTGTTAGTAAGTACAAATCCGGAGTCTGCGTTATCTGTACCTTCCTCAACAAAGACTGCAAAAGCAGATGATATTTCTGTTGCTGTGTCTGCATCAATTGCACGAGTAGGTGCTCCTGTTGCATTTACGGTATAAATACCGTTTTCTGAACCAGTTGTCTGGTTTTTGATAAGAATTCTGTTTCCAGTAACAAGAGTTACATCATCAATAACGGAGCCATTAGCGTATGCTGTGGATAGAGTTCCATTAGTAGTAGTTGCAGCTCTAACAGAGGCTTTCCAGTCGATTCCCTGTGCTGTTGAGTCAACGTATAGCTTGGTTGCTGCGTCTGAATCTGCTGCAGGAGTTCCAACGTTAGTAATCTTGTTGCCACCCATAGACACAGTCTGTGTAGCAGCAATTGTCAAACCGTTTAATGTACCAACGGAAGTCAGAGATGAGGCTGTTACTCCAGAAGCAAGTGTTGTGTGAGTAAGAGTTCCAGCATTAGCGGTAACCGTAATCGCGGCAGAACCGTCAAAGTTAACTCCGTTAATTGCACGTGGAGTAGCAAGAGCAGTTGCAGAAGATGCGGTTCCTGTTAGGTTTGCGGTAATTGTGTTAGCGGCAAAGTTGCCGGACGCATCGCGAGAAACAATTGTTGATGCACCGTTGGCAGTAGCTGCGGTAGTGGCAGAGTTTAGGACTTTACCCGCGGTAGAGATATTTGCTAGGTATGAGTCAGCAATGGTTGCTGTGCTAGAAAGAGCACCAGAGCCGTTAGTTAGAACAATACCTGCTGTAGTAAGCGGAGTGGTAATTGTTCCTGTGAAAGTTGGAGATGCGGTAGGTGCTGCACCGATTGAGTTATAGGAAATGTTTCTTGCAGTTGAGCCATCAAATGTTGAGTCAGCTGCTGCACCAGTACCGTCGCTCTTGAAGGTAAGGGCGGTGATAGTTCCAGTACTAATTACTTGCCAGCTAGTACCGTTATAAAGCTTTAGGCTTCCACCGGTGTTGTAATAAATTTGACCCGTGGCTGGGGTGGCTGGGTCGCTTGCTAGGTTTTGAATAGCAACGTTTTGCAACTCATTCTTGTTGAGGTCAATTGGTGTTAAGAATTTACGTGCCATCGTCTAGTTTCCTATGATAAGTAAGCGGAACCGCTTATAGCGTGAGATAGTGTTACAGTAAGCTGGTTTACGGATGCGTAGGAAAGGTCTCCCTCGACCACGGTTCCCGCTGAATCCGTAACTACAACGTTTGGGTAAAAGCCTAGATTATGCGTAATTACCCAACTCAATGATACCGCATTCTGCAGGTGGGTATAAGCAATAACCGGTGAAGGACCGGCTGGTCCTTGAGGTCCTTGAGGTCCTGTTGCTCCTGCGCTTCCGGATGGTCCGGTGCTGCCTTGCGGCCCGGCTGGCCCTGTATTTCCGGTAGGTCCGGTTGGTCCTGGGATTCCTTGAGGTCCACCTTGAGCAATCTCGATATGAGTAATTTGCTCTTGAACAACGATTTTGTTTTGGTCGCGTTTATCGACTACTACTCTATTGGGTGTGTCATTCGTCTCTAATGCCATTATCGAGTTACCTCTGCCTTAACTACGAAGTTACCTTCAATAAGACGGTCAACAACACCCCCGCCAGACACTACTTCTAGGTCATAGACATAGATGGCTGGCACTAAGTTTGCTGTATCGGCAGCTGAAATAGTTAGAGTAATCTGACCTTTGGTTGCAGCATTGCTACCTAGAGCGATTCTAGAATTGGCGGTAGTCAGCGTAATAATAGTAGTATTAGCTGCGACATTGCTACGAACGTGCATTCTGGCACTAAATCCAGTCAAGTCGTAGGCGTTGTTAGCTGAATCCTTCCAGGTGATAGTGCGGCTAAAGGTAGCACCCTGGTTGCATGTAAAGTTGTGAATGCCTGTAGGTCCACAGCAGCTCATGTTGCCTCATTTCGGGGGGAGAGTAATCTCTTCTATTTTACAACAGTATTGGCATTCTAATACTGGATAGGCAGGTGTATAGTGAATTTAGACATATACCGAGAAGAATTAGAGGACTACTTTGATTTCTAGAATTATTCAGACTAAATACCCCAAGATTTCCAACTGGGGCGGTCAGACTAAGAAGTTTATGCGGCTTATGGACCCTGATGATAAACGTTGGTCTGCATTCAACCCGTCTATTGGCTATTCGCCAGAGGTTGGCTATGCCATGACTATTCGCTCTAGTAACTATGTCTTGAATGAGACTTCTGGCACTGTGGATATTGTTACTGATGGAGGATATGTAAGAAATAGGGTATGGTTTGCGGACTTGGACCAAGACACTCTTGAAGTTACTGCGGTCCGTCAGATTCAGTTTGCCTACGACGAGTACCCACTTGTTCGTGGGATTGAGGACGCTAAGCTGTTCTGGCGTAATGGTTCTTGGTACTTCTCTGGAATTATGCTTGAAAGAGAGCACACAACCGCTTGTCGAGTCTGCCTATATCAGTATGACCACGTAAACAACATTGCAACGCTAGTTAAGAAGTGGGAAGGTCCGGATATCTTTAGACCTGAAAAAAACTGGATGTTTTCCTACAATGAGAACCCTCACTTTGATGCTATCTACGGTGCTACCGGCATAGTCAAAGATGACAAGTTGATTGCAAAATTCCTAAATGAGAAGAGTCTTGGCGGGCTGAGGGGCAATACCAATCTCTGGGAGTTGGGAGATGGTACATACCTTGCATTGATGCACACTCTGTATTTGAAGACAAGTACTTACTACGACGCTAGAACATTCGGCAACGCTACTGCTCAGCAGAGACGTTATAGCCACCAGTTTGTCAAGATAAACCAGTACGGAAACCTAATAGAGCTCTCTGAAGAATTTATCTTTGATGAATTGAACATTGAATTTGCTGCTGGACTAGTTGAGAAAGATGGCAACTACATTATTACCTACGGTGCTAAAGACATTACGGCGCACATGGCAACGATTCCCGTAGAAGAAGTACATAAACGTCTGGCACCGATAGGCAATCTAGACGTCAACATGTATGTTCAACCTATGAATTAATATGACTAATTTACATGTTTTAGACAAAGAAGAAACTGATACCACTGATAGCAGTGATGAAGAGCAATTTGCTCATTACGCTGAATCCTCTGAAGTAACAGAGGGGTATATTATGGGAACTCCCGTAATAGCCCTATGTGGAAAAATCTTTGTGCCGTCTAGAGACCCCAAAAACCTTAGGGTTTGCTCGATTTGCAAAGAAGTCGTAGAGGCACTATTCTTGAATCACGAGTAATACTCGACCTTTCGAGGTGGATGTATACTTGTAAAACATCAATAACTCCCCCAGAAAAGGTATAACTACATATGTTCTCATTTAAACTAAATGAAGAGTTCGTGGCGGAGTACAAGTCTAAGGAATCACCTTTCGGATACAAGGATGCCGCTGGCAACTCTGTAGGCGAAATCACATTCCTACGCACGTACTCCCGCAAAAAAGAAGATGGCTCCAAGGAAACTTGGGCTGAAGTTTGTGAGCGTGTTACCAACGGTACATACTCAATCCAGAAGGACCACGCAAAGCAGAACCGCTTGCCATGGTCAGATGCTAAGGCTGCTGCCTCAGCTAAGGAGTTCTTCGACTCCCTATTCCACCTAAAGTGGTCACCTCCAGGTCGCGGACTCTGGGTTATGGGAACTAACATCGTAAACGTTCAGAAGAACTCGGCTGCTCTGCAGAACTGTGCTTTTGTGTCTACTTTGGAAATGACCAAGCAGAACCCAGGTAAGCCATTCGCTTTCCTTATGGAAGCATCGATGCTCGGTGTGGGCGTTGGCTTTGACGACAAGGGTGCAGATAAGAACTTTGAAATTTACACTCCAGGGGCTGCTCAGACCTACGTTATCCCAGATACCCGCGAAGGTTGGCAGGAGAGCACCGTTGCTCTAATTAACTCGTACCTAAAAGCAGACCAAGCAAGCATTGAGTTTGACTACAGTGAGATTCGTCCTTATGGTGCAACTATTGCAACCTTTGGTGGAACTGCTTCAGGTCCAGACCCGTTGGTTGCACTACATGACAAGATTCGTGAAATCTTTAATGGTCGTGCTGGTGAGCTTCTGACTACTGTTGACATTGCAGATATTGGTAACCTAATCGGTCGCTGTGTTGTATCCGGAAACGTTCGTCGTTCAGCTGAGCTACTAATCGGTCGCATTGACGATGATAACTTCTTGAACCTCAAGAACATTGAGCAGTTCCCTGCTCGTAACTCCTATGATTCTGAAAATCCTGGCTGGGGCTGGATGTCAAACAACTCCGTCATGGTAAACGTTGGAACTGACTTCTCAAAGATTATTGACGGAATCATCCGCAACGGTGAGCCAGGCGTTATCTGGGAAGATGTATCTAAGGCTTATGGTCGTCTAGGTGACCCAATCAACAACAAGGACCACCGAATCATGGGCTATAACCCTTGTGCAGAGCAGTCACTAGAGAGCTACGAAATGTGTACTCTTGTTGAGACTTACTTAAACCGTCACGAAAGCAAGGAAGACTACCTTCGCACTTTGAAGTTTGCCTACCTATACGCTAAGACTGTAACTCTTCTTCCTACACACTGGGAAGAGACAAACGCAATCATGCAGCGTAACCGCCGTATTGGAACCTCGATGTCTGGTATTGCTAACTTTGCTGACCGTAAGGGTCTGCCAGAGCTACGTACTTGGATGGACGAAGGTTATGCTGTTGTCAAGAAGTATGACGTTACATACTCAGAGTGGTTAGGTATCCGTGAGTCAATCAAGACCACTACTGTCAAGCCATCGGGTACTGTATCTATTCTTGCTGGAGAGTCTCCGGGCGTTCACTGGACTCCGGGTGGTAAGTTCTTCAACCGTGCAATCCGTTTTGGAAATGATGACCCTATGTTGGCGTTGTTCAAGATGGCTAACTACACAGTTGAGCCAGATGTATCTAACCCAGACCACACAACTGTTGTCTACTTCCCAATCAAGTCAGATGCGGAACGTGCAGAGCGCGATGTAACTATCTTTGAGAAGATGGCACTAGCTGCAACTGCTCAGCGTTACTGGTCAGACAACTCTGTATCTGTGACTATCTCGTTTGACCCTGAGACAGAAGCGCAACACGTTGAGTCTGTACTGCACATGTACGATGGTCAGCTAAAGACTGTGTCATTCTTGCCGTCAGGCAATATGACTTATCCTCAGATGCCGTACACACAGATTACAGAGGAAGAGTATAACGAGTCAGTATCTAAGTTGTTCCCTATCTCTCTTGACGGCATCTACCAAGGTCTTGGAGTCGAGGCTGTTGGAGAGGCTTATTGCGTGACAGACGCCTGTGAAATTAAGTTGATTGTAGAAAACCAGAAGTAATGGTAACCGTATACAGCAACCCAAACTGCACTGCCTGTGAGCAGACTAAGCGATTCCTTACTGTAAAAGGTATTGTCTTTGAGTCCAAGATGATTTCAGAAAGCCCTGAAGTCTTTGCTCTGATTGAGGAGAAAGGCTACACGGCTGCCCCTGTCGTAGTTGTCGGAGACGACAGCTGGTCTGGATTCCGTCTAGAGAAGCTAAGCACTTTAATTTAGTAACCCTAGTAGCCACTGAGAGCCCCTTCTTCGGAAGGGGTTTTCTTTTATCCTATAGAATTGAACGTATGCCTACATACAAATACAAGTGCTCCAATGACGCTGAGCATACTCAAACGGATACTCGTTCTATCACAGCGCCTGAGCCAGAGGGCCTGATTTGCGCTGAAGAGGGTTGCGGAGGTACAATGAATAAAGTATTTGGAGCCCCTAACATCGAGTTCAAAGGTGGAGGGTGGAGTACCAAAGAAACTTGGCGATAACTATATAGGAGCGACATGAACGACATCTTCCCGAAAGACTATCCAGACTTCCAGGAATTTGGAGACCCCCCTTGTGCAGAGTCGTTCCCGGATGCATTCTTTCCGGAGGATGCTCCCGATGGTAGCTTGAGTAAACGAGGCACCTACCTCTATGAAAGAGAAGCTAAGACTATCTGCAGCTCCTGCCCATACATGCGTGCATGTCTAGAGTACGCTCTAAAGAATCCTGATTTGATGGGTATTTGGGGCGGCAGTAACGATAGAGAGCGAAAAGCCCTCAGAAAAGGCATTCGAATTACCCTATCTATGCCTCCTAGTCGTAATCGATAAATTGCGGTAGAATAGAAGTAGCTCTTGGGAGAGAGGGTCATTAACCCTACTACTCTTTTGGGAGAAAACATGAACGTTGCAAAAATGATTTTCAAGCGTACAATTGCGCTTGTAATCTTAAAAGTCAGTGCTGTTCTTGCTGCTGGTTCTATCGGTGGCGTTGAGCTTTGGCAGTCAGCCCTAATCGCGGCTTTTGTTGGAATTATGGAAGTTGCAGAATCGCTGGCTCGTGCTTACGTTGTTGACGGAGTTCTAGACGAAGACGAAATCAATATTGCTTTCGCTTCTTCTGCTGAAGCTGCTCTAGCTGACACAAAGAAGAACAAGGTTTCTGACAACTCTGGTCTATAGTAACTAACTGACAGGTCCCTCCAAGTGATTGGTGGGATTTGTTGTTTTTGGTTCAGAGTTGTGCTAGCCTATCTTTGCTGAGCATTAGTAATGGAGGAGCATCATGGATTTTGAAGAGTGGCTCAAGTTTGGATTTGACCAAGGTTGGTGCGGACCAGCAGTTTGCGAGACCCACGACGGTCTCCCGCTAAGCGAAGCTGAATCAGAAGAGTTTGAAGAAAGCGACCCGTGCATTCACGTTGTCCGTCTGTATGACGATGCGGAGCACAAAGCGGCTGTGGAAGAGAGTCACTCTGCGTCCACATGGCGTGCTACAAATAGAGGGTATACTATTGATGAGACATCTGAAACAAAGGAAGATTAGACATGGCAAAAGGTAAAGGTGGCGGTGCAAAGTCAGCTAAAGGTAGCAATGACAGCCGTCCTAATGGCAAAGCCAATAAGAAGTACCCTAAGATTTTTGATGCAGTCAAGCGCAAGCTTGTCAACAAAAACTAAATAGTGATAACGGGGATGACTGGTTTCGACAGTTGTCTTGATGTTAGTGAAGCAAGCAGAGATGACAGTATCTCTTGAATCTGTCAAAACAATAAATGCTAATACATCTGCATACGCTCTAGCCGCGTGATTTAATCGCAACGCTTAGGCCCCTGACAAAGCACTAGTT